TGAGCCCAGAAGCCTACACGAAGTCCAGCTGATATATTCATGGTGTCAACCATTCCGGTTCGCCTCTGTTGGTCCAACGAACAGGCATTTTGTCAGTTTCCCACCGTTCTCGTAGATATTCTCGGTAAGACACTGGCACTGGAAGATGAGAGTAGTCAACTCCTATACCTGCGTTTCTTGCGCTATTTTGAAACGGTAGCAGTTCACCTGATGGAAGACAACTTCTCTTTGAAGCGATGTACGGTATTCTGTGCCCAGATGCGTGTTCTTTATCAAAACGTAATACAAACTCTGCAAACAATTCTAGCGCGTGACTAAGACACCATTCAAAGTTACTGATGTTTTCTCGAACCCAGATAGATACAGGATGGTTGATGTGGGGTTGACCAGCAGTGAGTAGAGTTGGACCACATTCCCAGTCTCCGAAAGGATCATGCACTTTGATAGCTAGACTCATCATCTGGTTGCATTCCATGAGCAGTTTGCCCACGCGCTTATCGTCTAGCGCGTGAGCAGATTTCACTGGGCATTGATCTGTGACAAACAAATTCATTCGTGTTCTATCTCCTGCTCTGAAGCCCATTCGTAGGCGTTGTTCATCACGTCTTGGCTATTCTCAAAGAACGTGGCAAATTCTGTTTCTGAAAGGATGAGCGTTAATCCTGAATCATCTATCAAGTTCACGGCGTGGATTTCGTAAACCGCAGGTTCTCCTGGTTCTCCAGGCTCATTCAAAGAAGGCCGAATATCTGGCGTTGGGAATTCAGTTAACACCAGTTCTACTTCAACGCGGAATGATTTATCCTCGTTTATCCAGAAGTTCTCTAAGTCAAATGTAAGATTCAATGGTAATGCTCCTTCAAATGAGCTGTGATGTCTTCAGCTGCTTGATGTAGATCACTGGTCTTATATTTCTTACCAGTGACATCACCAGCAGCATCAGCAAGAGCTCGCTTGGTAGTGCCACGAATGGTCATGTCAGCGCTCGCAATTCTGCATTGCCCTCGCAGTTGGGCGATTCCGAAATGCTTGAATTGTGCGTCTGTGGTAATCATCAATACTCTCCCGACATGACTTCGTCGTAAACGGCTTTCTCGCGACGAGCAGTATCGTCAGGGCTTTCAAGCTGCATAATATGGCTTTCTGGATAGTCTTCGTTGAGTATGTCGTATGCTTCCATACGGCTATTTGCTTCAACATCTGCACCGAATTCGCTTCCGCATTCGTCGGTAAGCACTGCGTGGAATTTAATCATGGTAGCCTCCTAATTTGCTGTACCCCTAGTGTACCCCAAGGACACAGCAAATGACAAGTATTAGTTGTCCTGCACAAAGCGGACCATCTCGAAGAACTCACTGCATGGGCGAGTCCAAGTAGTAGTAGAAATCGGTCCTTCACCTTTGTAAACAACGACAGGGATCATAGTGCGTTCTTCAATAGCGAACGCTAAGATCTCATAACGATTTTTGGTTTTCACATGCTGCCACCAACCGAACTTCGGCACGTATTGTGAACTTGGATCATGTATTGTCATTAGAATATTATCTCCTCATCAGTAATTAAATTATCTGGTGATGCGTGATTAAGCTGCACCACGATATCTATGTTTTCGCTTAGACAATGCTTTTTGATAAGTTCACGGATGGTGACAATCATGGGCTCAGTCAACTTCACATCAAGGAACTCCTCTTGGGCATCCTCTTCAACGCGACTTTCGTAAAGTGTCCTCACCCTCTTAGGAAGATGAGCACCAGAGTGGAACCTGTAAGATACGTGAGCCGCCCAAGTGGAACCTTGATCACCGTAGTCAACGTCCCAAGGAAGATCTGCTTCATAAGTCTTTTCATCAACCAGATCCATAATCATATCTAGTTTATCGACGTCTGTTATAGACTGCAGAGCTTGCATGACACGGATCTGGTCTGAATAAGTGTATTTAGAAGTCCTATCTTCTGTAAGTGTTACCCCACCTGTGAAATTGTAAGTGAACATAGTTGGTTTACAATCAGTGACCCGAAGCCCATGGAAGAAAATATGATCGGCAGGTTTGTCGAAGATTTGAACGTATCCATTCTCGCAAATCAATTCCATATCACTAGGTATGAAGATGACCTGCTCGTTGTAGGCGTTCTCCATTTCTTCACACTCAACGACAATGCAAGTTTTACCTACGCTGATAGAACCTTCACCTTCAGGGTTAGTTCCAAAAGATCTGAGAAATTTAACTGGATCTTTCTCTGTATCTTCCCAATAGTAAGAAGATCCATCCTCATCGCGGGTATTGCTCTCTAACTCGCGGACAGCCATCCATGGCTCCCAGTGCTTGCCGAGCTCTGTCGTGAAAGCCAGCTTCTCGTAAGACCAGCGTTTCAGTGGTGAGTTCCGCTTTCGCATACGGATCATCCCGAACTCTTTGCCACGGAAGTCTTCAGCTTTGACATAGAATTCATATTCAACTGTACCCAAGAAGAGGCGAAAAGTACCACCTAAGCGAAGTGTCACTGCGATAGCATACTTGAGACCAGTACCAAAGAAACCAATCGGGTTCTGCCCTAGCTTCACATTGATACCGAAAGTAGTCGCGGCTTCTAACGGCATGAGTCCTTCGTTTTCAAAGATAATCATGAGATAGGCATTGCTGTGAAGAATCGATCACCTTTACTAGAAGGTCGAACAGAAAATGGGCTAAAGCCCATCTCTTCACCAAGCTTTTCCCACGCAGCGTTCGCCATCTGTTGTTGGCTAGGTGGTTCGCCACATTGCAACATGATCATAGGTGGAATTTTCATGCTATCAAGCAATTTATCTAATTGCTCTTGGGTCATTTCAAACTCTTTCATTTATCTTTCCTTCTGATCCTGCTTTTAAGCAGTCTTAAGTTTTTAATTTTCACGCTCATTTCTTTTTCCCTGAATTTATAATTATCACTACCGCGATTACGATAGCAGCAGGCCAGAAAAACAACAGACAGAAGCCAAACAAGATCCAAAGCGTAACTGTTGGGTCGTTAGCTTTCTTCTTGTTAGGATTTACTCTAACTCTGTTGCGAAGTTGTTCTCGTTGTTTAGGTGTCATACCGGAACTCCTACGTACCCATGTTCTACGAAACCATCAGCGAACAATGTAGAGTTAACTTCACCAGAAGTTTTAATTTCGTCGAACCACACATCGTAACTCATGATGGTGAAGTGCTTTATTGGGATGAGTGGCTTGAATTCTCGAGCACAGACTCTCATAACGAGATCACCTCTGCTGGTCTTAAACACATCACCATAAAGCCATTCGTTATTGCATATAAGGTGAACATGCGCTCCGGTTTTTAGGCAAGTCACTGAAGGTAGTTTAGTTATCATTTTGGTAGCCTCCTTAGCTGTAATTAGTATGCGCCATGGAGGCTACCTGTGACAAGTTCTACTTATCGCGTATATTTCACAGTCTCGAGCATCCGGTGCTGTTTAACCTTGCGGCGGGCCATGTGACGGAAAACCTGACGAGTAGGCTCAATCTCTGGATATTCGATCTTGGCGTTTGCTTTGCGTTTTGCAGTCAAACGGTCGATCGCTCGATACAGACCGTTCCGTTCCGGCTCTGGAGAGTTGTTCGAGATGTTCCAGTTGTTCTGGATCAGAATTTCAGCCTCAGTAAACCCAGACCGAGAGGTTCCAAAGAAAGTTCCCTTAGTGCGGAAACGACGTGCGATTTTCTTTGCGATGCGTGACATAATGCTCATAGTGTATTCTCCATATGGATAGTGGTTTTATTGCAGGTTTTACATACGAAAACCCATTTAAGGTCGTTGTTCGGGAACGTCATATCCCAATCGTGTTTACAAGGAGACGATTTTTTCTTTTTTAACCATTTAAACAATGCGTTTAACTCCTCCTTGTTGTTGACGTGAGATTGGTCGTTGAAGGTTGACTTTATCACCTGCGGTTTGACCTTGACCGTAGGCATCCATGTTAGCTTTCATGCTACGAAAGCTGGTCTTTTTAAGTCTAACATCTGGCAGCATGGATTCCATTCCTTGCTCTACAAGTGCCATTTTAATTTCCACGAGATCATTACCAGTGCTGTCTGTCTGCACTGTTCTGCTCTCAATGATTTCGTTGATCTTATCGTTAACCCGCTCAGCAAAGCCGATCATGAAAGACCAGTATTGTGTGTGACGGCTCGCGCTTCCCTTTGAGTTCGTAGTAAGGAACTCTTTCCAGCCTCGATCCATGCTGTCGTGGATAAGCCCAAGAAGGAACTCAGCCATCTCTACATCATTTATGAGACCAAACAACTTGAGATGTTTCTTGGAGTTTGTGGAAGATGTCCAAGGTTTGACATTGCAGAAACGACCGATGGTCACAGAGCAGTATTTCTGAGAAGGGTGAATTATCTTCTGCTTCTGGGTAAAGGACCCTTCACGCATATCACGTGAGAATTCTACAGACTTTAGATCAGCCTCGGTGATACCGTGCTTCTCCATCAGCTTTTCAGCAATGGCCAGCGCAGCTATGGCTTCGTCTTCGGTCGCGCCGCGCTCAGGGATTTTAGCCTTGAGCGCGGCAATTTTTGCGATCATGTCGTCATTTTTCATGGTAGCCTACTCTTCGTCGGTTGGTGTGAACATGCTCTCTAAGTAATAGTCAGGAGCAATGGCGTATCCAAGTCGGATAAAAGAATCTGCGGCCCACGCCCGCAAAAGGTTAAGAAAATGCATTGAGTAATCCTTTGTTTTTACTACTTAATATAACCTTAGGACTACCCAATGACCAGTTCTATTTTTCGCCTAGAGTAATGAACTCAGCTGGAATTTTCATCCATTTGCATTTGTTTTCACGCGGAGACAAGCATTTGCTGTCAACGACTGTGACACGCCAGATTCTTCCTGTGCTAATCTCAAAGAGAACGTCGTCTTTAGTAACTTGCCCTTCAACAGCAATTACATGACAACTGTTAGATTTGATTTGAGGCTCCGTGTTCATTTGTGTGAGCTCAACTGTGAACGGAGTCACAACCTCAATATCGGCCTCGTCGAACCTTTCACATTTGCCTCCTTCGCCTTTCATCTCAAGGACCATTTGCCCCACGGAGTTCTTCGTGAGAAGTGTACCATAGCGAACAGGTGTTTCATTAGTCTGGTAGAGTGTTGGTTTTGTCATTGGTAGTTCTTTCTCTGTTTGAGGGTGGTAGAATACGAAGTCTTCGATCTCACGCCATTTACGGTAAGTTCTATCTAACGAACTATTGTCGTAATGTAATGAGCTCTGGTATGAGAAGCGAATAAACCATCCAGCTTTGGCAAGATAGCGTTCTTTATAATTTTCGCTTCCCCATCCTTTCTTGTGATAGTTTCTAAGACGACTGTTTCCGTCGTAGTAGTCGACTTCTACAACAATGATCTTAGATTTACCTGTCCTAAGGCGGACCTCGTCTCCTGTTTTGAATTTAGGTGGTTCCATTATTGGCTCCAATTTATGAACCCTAAGTGTAACCTGTGGACTGGCAAATGACAAGTATTACTTATCCTGTCGGAAACAGGTACTTTTCAACAGAGTAAGGAGTCACCGCGATCCGCACTTTGTTAGTCCTGCCTGGACTTTCAGCGTAGGCCACGAATCCACCTGTTGCGATGTTATCAAACGGCCATTCCATATTGATACGGCTCAGGATGAAACTTTCAGAACATCGTCCTGGATTGATGACTTTAAGAATTTTCACAACTTGCTGTAGTTCATATTCGTAAATCTCTGGTAGCATGGTAGCCTCCTAATTGCTATAATTTATAGTAACTCGGGGATTGGCAAATGACAAGTGTTAGTTGTCGTGTCTAACCATGCCAAAATTCATTATTTTTATAGTAGTTCCGTGACACCCACCGAGACCGTTATCTACGTCTGGGCAGTCATACGCCCAAGCGTGGAACTGTGGAACCTTAATCCAGTCATAGTTATACCACCACTCTGTCGCTTGTTCTCTTTGAAATTTACCCCACGACTCCCGAGCAGTCATAGGAGGTTTCCCGCCCATGCCTTTGAGAAGCTTCTCTCTGAGCTGTTCATGGTTCATGCGTCTACAGTAGCTTTTCTCGTGACTTCAATACTTTCAGCTAAGGCTTTCTTCGCCCATCGTCTGGCTATAAAACTACCCTCGTCTGAAACATCAGGAACAAGTTTTATCCAATCTTCTGTTATTTCAATTACTATTCCTATGAAGATGGTTATCTCAAAAGTATCTTCGTGTTCACATTCTAATTTAATCCAATCACCGATTTCTGGTTCAGTCTCATACTGCCACGGACCCCAACTCATTTGAACATATCCAATTGCTCTTCATCCATATCAAGAGGGTCACGGAAGCCTAAGAAAGTAGGAAACCTCGGCTTGTCTTTGATACCGACGTTAAAGTATTTCATTTTGACGATTTTATTTCGGTATCTATCCAAGTCATCCCAGACAGCTTGTCGAATTCTATCGTCCAGTCCGGTCCCGACACGACAAGTGAATTCAAGTCCGGATTGGAAAGCTCCGGAAATTTCAATTGAGCCAAGAGTGTTCTTACCAGAGAGTCCTTCTTTATGCCCGCTTCTTTCGGTGTAACCAAGATTATCAAGTGTGGCCTCATTTCCGTTGTGCATTTGCTCGTGAAAATCTAAAATTCTACATTCTGTGTCAATCCAGCCACCTTCTTTCATTTTGATGCATTCACAGTTAACCGGAGAGCCTCGTCCGAATTTATAGTAAGAATGTGGATCACGCAAGATAATTCCTTCTTGCCCTTGGGCTATCATTTCCTCGTGAAACTGGTTTATTTCATCCATAGTGTTAAGTTCACGGGTTTCAGCTAATTTAATGTGAAGATCGAAGTTAAAATTCTTACCAATAGCTTCGGCTGCTGCCCATACACGATTTCTAAAGGTATCTGGTTCATCCCATTTGTCGAACACGTAGAATGTGAATTCATCTGATTTGTCGTAGCTCATCACAAAACTGCTAGTTCTCTGGAAGCAACCTTGTTCTGTCGGGTCACCACAGATGATCTCTCCATCCATGCCTTCTAACCAATCTTTATTCCAAGACACCCACGATTGAATTTCTTCTGATCGCACTGGTTTTAGGCTACGAGTGTAGGCAACACCATCTCGAATGAAGACACGAATGCCATCGTATTTTAGTTGACCCAAGAGAGGAAGTTTCTTTGCAACTTTCTCAGGTACATATTTTCCAGCTAACATTGGTTTCATGTGTTTATCCTATTCCTCAATGACTTCAGACCAAGGGTTTGCCGCGTTACGTGACGACACCTCGATAGCCGCTTGTTCGCGGATTTCTTCGATTGATCCAGATAGGACAATGCTATCATCTGTTCCATCTGGCCATGTGAAGTAGATGCGTATTTTCATTTAGTCGTTCCTAACTGTTTATACTTTATTGTAACACGGTGGCCACCAAGTTGACCAAACCTTTGTATCCCTGCCCTATATGGCGGGGCAGGGCGGCCATTGAACGCTGCTAGGGTATGGTGGGCAAGGCAGCGGCTTCTAGCGCGTCCCTAGAGCTCGTGGTAAGCTATAAATTCCCAAGAACCGCTGAAATACTCTTTGATATTAGAGGGAGTTTCTTCTACAGCTTCTCCGATCTCAGAAAACGGATCTAATCCAGTCTTGTATCCATTCGCTAACATTTGTATCTGCCCAAAACAGATATCTTCTTGCTCTGGGCAAATGTGAGGTTCGTGTCCACCGTCCATTGTGTGATGTTTGAATACGAAATCGAATATTACAGTGTCGGCGATTTTTAGTTTCTCAGAGTCTCTCAAATAAGGACAATCAAAACATGGTGATGTACAAGCCATTAGAACGGAACCTCCATATCTTCTAGATCAAGTTCAACAGGAGAAGGCCAATCACGAACACCGTAGACTTTGTCCCATGATATTCGGCATTGTTCTAAACTCCCGAGGTCGTAATGGTATAGTCTTTTCTTAGTTCTTTGGGTTCCACCCGTCCCTTGATCGTACTCTTCCACAGTAACACGCTTTTGCATTTTGTTTATGTGAGGAATAACACTTTTCAGGAAACGACCCAAGAGAGTGGCGTTGCCTCTTCTCGCAAATTTCCATTTGTCAGCATAATTGGTGTAGTCTTTTTCAAGCAGCTCTGTCTGAACATCACGCATCCAGCTGTCGTGACCTTCTAGCACATAACCGTCCCACAATTTGTGATACCACCATTCTTCTTCAACACCCATGGACATCAGCTTCTGTTCATTAAGGGCTTCAGTTTGAGGTACGTTACGAACTTCAAAGTCAGTCATGTCTACATTCTGTAAATGGTAAAGTAAGGCTTCATACCCTCCGTCATCCATTTGTTTAGTTAATGACTTAAAGAAACCTGAGTCTTGTTTACGTCCGTCACCCATGTCTAGAACGAAGTAACGCCTTTCATCACCAGTGGCTCGGATAACATGCGGGTCATTAGAGGCCATGATAAGATGAACGTAGTTTGGATAGGGCTCGGTATCGATGCCTTTAGCTTCAATTGGGATGCTGTCTTCTGTGATGAGCATTTTGAGGACTGATTCGTGGCGTTTGTCACCTGCGAAAAAGGCTTCGTCTGCGAATAAGCTAATGACGTCACGGAGGTGAGCGTTGAAGTTCCCGACAAGGTGGGACGGATTCGCGACATGCAGATGGTGTCTTCCAAAAAGTCTACCAAAAGTTCTTGCGAAGTAGCCTTTACCAGTACCTTTTCCGCCTCTGAGGACAATCGCAACTTCTCCTGGACTTGCAGGTGTTTGAACAACTCGTGCCATCCACTTGATGAGGTAATCATAATATCCTTCGTCTCCACTGCATACGTTTTGTTTCAAATGCTCCAAATATATGGAACAGTCGCCCGGAATAGGCTCTACATTAAATCCTCTCCACAAATTGTAAACTCCCGGTTGATCACCTTGAGGCATGAACTTCATAGTGTCATACTGGCGACGCATTCGGTGGTTGATCCAATACTTACCCAAGGGAATATGGACAGGATCACCCTTGTCGGTAGAACCGATTTGAATTTGAATGTTACCGTATCTGTTACGGATATCTTCGAAACTAGACATTGTGATACGGCTGCGGTGCAGAACATCATCCTCGATCTCCTCGATGACGCGACACTTGCCTCCAATGTTACCGATAATCGCATGTCGGTCGTTCATCATGGTTAGATGAGGATCTTCACTGTACTCTTTAGCCCGCTTGATCTGGCGAATTGCGTATTTCTCAGCACCGCCTTTGAGCTCAACAATACTGCTCGCAATCCCCCACTCGGGGTCGGTCAAAATTGCAAATATAACACCGTCGGGGACATTACATCTAGCCAGCGAACATACACAATCAAACAGCCAAGCAGACCGAGAATTATCACCTTCTTTTGGCTGGTCTGGGTGCTGCCCTTGGGCGATAATAACTTTAACTCTATCAGGAACGTCCCACACGTCTAACTCACTGAGGTCTGCAATTTTCTCAACATTTCCAGGAATATCAACTTTGATACCATATTCACCGCCATCGTGGCGTCCCGGACCTGATGTCTGGACCGCTTGTGCTTTCTTGAAATCTTCTAATGGGTAAGAGTTCTTCTTGTCAAATTCTAACAGTTTTGCAAGTTGCTCGGTGCGGCCTTTTTTGCGTTTCTTTGCATCAGGAACGTTGACTGTTCCAGGAAGACGCATGATCCGGTCTACGTTGTGGCAGTGGTCACCACCGAACACTTGTTCTAAACGTTTGTTGTAGAGTTCAAATTCACTCCATGCAGTTTCAGTTCCATCTATTCGGAAAGGCTTATCTAATTTCCAAAAAGCTTGATATCCACCACCAGAAAATATGATTACTGTCGGTTTCTCTATACCCTTTGGTAGACGATCAGTCAATACACTGAGGATACGCTCTCGTTCCATTTTAATGAAACCATCCATATCTTTTTCGTCAGCTGAAGCTTCTGCTGGGTCTATGTCAACATGTAACCAGTGGGCTTCAAACATATCTTCTTTGTTTGGCTTTTTGACTCCGCTGGACTTCAGAAAAGCGATGTTTGGCTGGTTGACGGTGAAATATATATTGCGATCACCGTTGTATTTTTCAAGCCAAAACATACACTCCTCAATTGACTTTGGCCCAAAAGGTTTTGTGTCAATAGCTTTGCGGTCTGTTTGAATTGAGGTAAGAAGCCAAGGTCCCTTTGGGTAGAACTTCTGTAGGAAATCTATAGCTCGTTGCGACTCACCCTTCATTCCAGAAAACCTCCAGATTGGTGGAAGGGGCTTTGCCGTTTTCCATAAGGTTGTACCAGTATCGAGTGATCCCCATCGAATCAGCGCAATACTGCTGTGTGCATCCAGAGCGACGTCGCATTATGAGACACTCTTCAGCTTTGGTCAGAGGATCAACAGAAGCTACGATAGCTAAACTATCATCACCTTTATTTTCCATCTCACTGTATTTGCGGCGCTTTACACCAGAAATAGCAGCCATTTGTTTTTGACTGAAACCCATACGTCTGCGATAAATCAGGCTGCATTCTGTTTTAGAAAGTTCAAGAGGCTTTCTGTCTGTAGCCCGTTCGGGTAGTAGAGCAGGGCTTTTGATATCATTTCCGGTCTCGTCATGTTGTCCCATAATTTCTCTTCCTTAATCTGCTTTCCTGACCAAAAGAACCAAGACTTCTGAACTTGCGCACATACTAACGCCAATCCTCCGCGATGTTCTCTTCGCCAAAGCCAGACTTGCTGCTCTTTGGATAAAGGGTGACCGAATTTCACTGGTTTTGTATCTGCCGTCTTGGGCCAATATCTCAACCACTTACACTCGATCACCCCACCGATAAAAAATACGTCCGGAATTCCTAGTCCCGTAGAAGGACTCTCGATTGACACAGCGTCAAGCGTTTTAAGCCTTTTAACTAAGTTTGAACGTGAGGTAGCTTCCGACATATCATGAACCTTTATACTAACCGTTGAGGCGGCAATTGACAACCTCTAGTTATCGGGGAATTGTTACCAGTTCTACACCAGATTCACTGAACATAGACTTAGAGATTTCAATCTGTTCTGCCCATCTTTCAGCGTAATCACTACTTAGATCTTGAGACACAACTCGCTTGATACCATACTGAATGATCAACCCACAGCAGGAACAGCAAGGGAATTCAGTGGTGTAGAGAGTGGCGTCCTCGAACCCAAGAAGGGACTGTTCTTTGTGCATCACTCTCGATGCTGCCACTAACGCATCTGCTTCTGCGTGGATTACTCTTGGGTATTTTTCAGCACGATTTTCCCACCGCTCAGAACTTTCTACAACTCCAGTTGGAAATTGGTTCCAACCTACCGAAAACAGCTTTCTGTCTAAAGCTATCACTGCGCCTACTTTCGTAGAAGGATCAGGACTGAATTTGCTTGCATGGACAGCGTGTCCCATGAACATACTATCAAAACTCATCGTTCAGTTACTCCATCTCGCATCATGTAAGATTTGTAGACACACCTAACTTGATGCTTGCAGTCATCCAGAGCATAGTGGTAGATACCCTTGCGGGGAATAGTCTTGGTGTTGAGACCAGCCATGTCGTAAACAGTTCGCGTGTCACGGGTATTATAGAACTGCCAAGGTGGTTTGACTCCGACAAACTTGCAAGTCGCTTCCCACAAAACACTGTCGAAATTAGACCCCTGAGACCAAACAAATTTCAAGCGGTTTTCTTTCCAGAAATTGTTGAAGCCGTTGACAACAGTTTTCAGGTCCATCTGGTTCGGTTCAAGAATTTCTTTAGCAGAGTCACCTTGTGAAGCCCACCATTTGATGGTAGCGGGATCTTTGAAAGCACCACAGGCAATCTGATCTTCTTCAGTGATGTTCTTGTAGAACTCTGTGCCTAAACGAGGAGTTCTAGGATCAAACGCAACAGCACCAATTGAACGGATGACACAACCTGCTGAGGTGCCATAGGTCTCTAAGTCTAGCATACAATGTTTCAAGTTATGTTCCTTCGATATGTTG